CATTATTTGATGGTAGAGCTGATAGGGCAGTAGATGATTACACGGATGAAGTAGAAACTGCTATCGGTGAAAAAGCTAAGGCTTTATTACAGATTAACCTTAAAGCCACTCTACGAAATCCTACAGGATTCTACCAATCACGTATTCGCTTACAGCGCCATGGTGAGGGAGTTCAATTAAATGATTCAGATGTTATCTACGGTTACTGGCTAGAAGGTGTTTCATCTAAGAATAGCTCTAGTAGTTTCAAAGGCTATCGTAACTTCAAGAAGACTGGACAGCAGATTACTAGGCAAGCTCAAAGTATTGCCCTACAGAAACTTCCTAAGTATTTAAGGAGAATGCAATGAACGTTCCTGGCATTTTAGATGCAGTAGTATCTCATGCCTTATCGCTAGGTATTTTCGAGGTAGTGAATACCTTTGAGCCTACTACTTCACCAAGTAAAGATCTATCAGCAGCTATCTGGGTTAATGACATTGAACCAGTTCAGTCATCAGGGCTTAATGAGACCTCTGTGAGAATTGAATTGACTGTACAGATTATGACTCATACTATTCAAGATCCTATAGATATGATCGATCCTAGTCTACTAGAGGCTGTAGATACTTTGTTAGATACTTATTCTAATGATTTTACTTTGGATGGTCTACTGCGAGAGGTTGATTTACTGGGCTCAGAGGGAACACCCTTGAGAGCGAGCTTCGGTTATGTAGATTACGACGATAATCAATATAGGGTAGCAATTATCACCCTACCATTAATTGTAAACGATGTTTGGAGTCAAAATGGCTAAAACCAGTGGGCTAGGGGATAATTTATACGTAGGTAGCGCTGATCTGTCAGGTGACATTGGTAGTGTAAGTAGTGTAAGAGGTAGTCAGGCATTACTTGATTTCACCTCAATCAATCAGTCAGCATTCGATCGTGAGCTAGGTTTACGAGATGGCGGTATTGATTTCAATGCCTGGTTGAATAAGACAGGTGCACATATCAACCTATCAGCTCTACCTAGAACAGATACATTAGTTTCTTACTTTAGAGGAACTACACTAGGAAACGCTGCTGCCTGCTGTATTGCTAAGGAAATTGATTACCCTGCTACAAGAAATGCAGATGGATCACTATCCTATGCAGTTACTACACTAGCAAATGGATATGGTCTTGAATGGGGTAAGCAGCTTACTGCTGGAAAAGTTACCTTAACCGGATCATCTACTACTAACAAGATTGATTTTGGAGCTACAGAAGGTACTACAGCATTTGGTGCTCAGGCTTATATCCACGTATTTGCTTTCACAGGTACCTCAGCGACTATTAAATTGCAGTCATCTACTGATGATGGTGCAGGAGATGCTTACGCCGATATCACAGGTGGAGCATTTACTACTGTAACCGGACCTGGGTTTGAAAGAATCCAGACTGGTAGAACAGCAAGTATTGAAAGATACGTAAGACTTAATGTCGCAGGAACATTCACCAATCTACAGATCGCAGTAGTACTCGTAAAGAATACTGCGACAGTAACTTACTAAGATAAGGAATTACTATTATGGCTAAAACAAGCGGACTAGGTTCAACAATTAGTGTTGACGATGCTTCAGGAACTCCTCGCGATATCAGTAATGATGTTACCAGTTTTAACACTGGAACCCCTCGTGGTGTTCAGGATATTACCGGAGTAGATAAGTCAGCAATGGAAAGACTATTACTACTTACTGATGGAACTGTATCTTTGACTGGTGTAGTTAATACTGCAACCAACAAGTCACATGATGTATTCAAGACTGTAACTTCAGGTTCAGTTAACCGCACAGTAGCAGTAACTTTTGGTACAGGTGGACCTGTTCTAACTATGGAGTGCTTATTCTCCGACTATGCACTAACTCGTAACCAGGACGGATCATTGACTTGGACTGTTTCAGGTGTACTTGCAGATGGTAACGCTCCTGTCTGGAGCTAATTTTCATTGAACGGCTCTCAACTAGTAAAGGATTGATAACAATGGGGTTCAAAGTAAACCGTACGTACACATTAAATTTCACAGGATCAGATTTGGAGGGTGCGCAGATTAAACTGCGTGCCATCTCCGTAGGTACTCTTATGCAGATCAGAGATCACATTAAGGCTGCACGAGCTGGTGATATTGATGGCTCTGAAAATGCTCTTAATAAGATGCTGGTAGATCACATTGTGGAGTGGGACCTTGAAGATGATGAGGGAAAGGTTCTAGATATCACTCTAGAGAACCTTATGAGGCTTCAGGCTAACTTCGTAGCACTAATTAGTGAGCAGTGGTTACTAACAGCAAAGGGTGTTCCTGACCCAAAAGGCTAGAGATCGAGAGATGGTTGCACCTTAAGGGTGGAATCGATCCTGAAACAGGTGAGCCTTTAACTGAACCTGCTGAGTATAGTCGAGCTAAGCAAATAGTTTATATCATGAAGCAGTTTAACTATACCTACACGGAATTGATGAATGAGGATATTGAATTTCTCAATATCTTAGAATTAGCAAGTATTGGAGATACTGATGAGCAGTAACGAAGTGCGCATTGATATTACTGCAAAGAATATGACCAAAAGCGACTTCGCTGCTGCTCGTAAGGATGCTGATAGTTTTGCCAAGGATTCTGATAAGTTCGGTAAGAGTGCTGCATCTAATTTCGGAAAGAGTTTCAGTAGTACAGCTAGTGTCGTATTGAGGCAAGCTTCAACCTCGCTAGCTCCTATCTTAGGCACTATCGGCGCTGCTGCTGCTCCATTTATCGGTGCTGCTATTAGTGGTGCTGTACTGGGCGGAGCTGGTATCGGTGGTGTACTTGGTGGAGTTATGCTTGCCTCTAAGGACCCTAGAATTAAGAGTGCAGGTAAGTCTTTAGGCGATAGCGTATTATCTGACCTTACCAAGAGCGCATCTGTGTTTGTTGGTCCTATGCTAACTTCAATTGGTAAGATTAGACAAGGTTTTAAGGATATTAGTCCTGATATCGATCGCATTTTCAAGGATTCAGCACGTTACTTAGATCCTTTAACTGAAGGCTTTATTGCTGCTGGTAAGGGGCTGGTTGCAGGTTTAGCTGACGCAGTAAGTCAAGCTGGACCGGTTATTGAAGTTATCAGTGAGGGTGTAGCTAGCCTTGGTGACGCATTCGGAGATATGCTTAGTGATATCAGTGAGAACTCTGAGGGAGCTGCTGCTGCATTGAAGTCTATCTTTGATGCTACTGAGGGCTTGATCAGGATTCTAGGTCCATTGATTTCAGGGCTTACTAAAGTCTATGAAGTTATGGATGCCCTACACCTTACTGGTGGATTACTTCAAGCTATCAATACTTTAATGGGTGGCGATGAGCCTTCAAAGTTCGCAACTAATATGGATGCTGTAGCATCTTCTACTGAGAAGGCAAATGAAGCTGCTCAAATCTATGGTGAGCTATTAGCTAAAGCCCTAGATGATCAGGATAAAGCTACCAGTGGTCTTCAGTACTACACTGATACACTAAAGGACCAACTCGATGCAGTTAATGAGTGGACTTCAGCAGAATTAGCTGCTAAGGATGCTGCCAATGGGCATATAGATGCATTAGATGAATTAGCTGATGCTCAACTTGCAGCAGTAGACCCTACCTTTGCATTACTTCGTGCTCAAGAGGATCTTGCTGATGCTCAAAAAGATGTTACTGACGCTACCAAAAAGTTTGGTAAGAATTCCCCTGAAGCGCAAGAGGCTCTACGTAAACTTGCCGAAAGAGCTATTAAGCTTGAAGGTGCCGTAGGTGATGCAGCAGGATCTTTGACTGATGGAATTAACCCTGCATTGCGTTCTACTCTTCGTGCAGCAGGGTTAACTGAAGGACAGATTGATGATCTTGAGCGCCAATTCAAGACTGCTAAGTCAGCAGGAGATCGTTTCTCTAAGCGCTATACCGCTGAGGCTAGAGTTAACGGTGTAGGTAGGGCTTTAAGCCAACTCTATTCTGTGCAGGATGCTGCTAGAGATATTCCACGTGCAGTTACTATCGCTATGCGTATTACTGGTGTAACTAACGTTAGCAAGGCTGCTGCCGCTATCCGTAAGCAGTATGCTCATGGTGGAATTACTGGTGCTGCTGAAACTGGTGGAATCAGAGAGGGTATGACACTCGTAGGTGAGGGTGGTCCTGAACTTGTAGACCTTCCACCTGGAAGTAACGTTAAGCCTGCTGGAACTACTAAAGCTATGTTAGAGAGTGCAGGTAATTCAAACAATAGAACAGTATTAGAGATTCGTTCTGGTGGAACTAGGATGGATGATCTTCTGGTAGAACTATTACAGAAAGCTGTACGTGTTCGTGGTGGAGATGTTCAAGTAGTATTAGGGAGAGGCTGAAATGGTATTTCCAAACACACCATTAGATATCGATACGTCAATGCTGATCAACGGTACATGGACTGATGTTACTTCATATGTGCGTGCAGCAAATGGCATTAATATTCGAGGTGGAAGATCAAGCGAGCAGGCTAGAATCTCTGCCGCTGAGGCTAACTTCACCCTGAACAATCGTGATGGAAGATTCTCTAACCGTAATCCTTTATCACCTTACTATGGGCTTATTCCTCGTAATACTCAAGTAAGAATTACTGCTGGTACTTCAACTCCACACCTTAAGACTATTGGTATTAAGACTCTTGGTCAGGTAAGTACAGTTGATAAGTCATCTCTTGATATTGTTGGGGATATCGATATCGCTATCGACTGTGAGCCTAATGCTTGGGTTACTGGTCGAGGTGGATTATTAGCGTCTAAGTATGTGATTTCAGGATCACAGCGTAGTTGGTACTTCAACATCTCTACTACAGGTAGATTAAACTTCGGTTGGTCTACTGATGGAACTTTAGCGAATAGAGTGTTTAAAACCTCTACAACTACAATTCCTACTACCAATGCAAGGTTATCTCTTCGTGTAACCTTAGATGTTAATAATGGCGCAGCAGGAAACACTGTAACCTTTTATACTTCCACTTCTGGAGTATCAGGACCGTGGACTCAATTAGGTTCTGCTGTAGTAACTGCTGGAGTAACCTCAATTTATAACTCTACTGCACCTGTAGAGATTGGAACTGCTAACAATGGAGGATTCAACTCAGTAGGTACAGATAACTTTGACGGTAAGATTTACGGTTTCATTCTCAAAGACGGTATCGGGGGAACTATTGTAGCTGGACCTGACTTCACTTCACAGACTATTAGAGCAGACAGCTTTACTGATGGTGCATCTAATGTATGGAATATTGAGGCACCGTTTAAGATCACAGATGATGCTGTAAGATTTACTGGAGAGTTATCAGAATTACCAGTGCGTTGGGATAAGACGGGTAGAGATGTATGGAATCCTATTACCGCATCTGGAATCCTGCGTAGGTTAAGCCAGGGGCAATCTCCACTTAACAGTCCAGTTTATCGTAATCTTATCCAGTACCAAGCATCTAGTTATTGGACTATGGAGGATGGATCAGGATCAACCCAGGCTGGTAATGCTATCACTGGAAGATCCTCAGCATATGTTACTAACGTGAGCTTTGGATCTGATGATACATTCCCAGGATCTAAGGGTGTTGTTACCATCAATGACTCTACGTCTAAAATTAATGGCTCTGTAGGTTCTATTGGCTCTACTTCAATAGCATCTGCTATGTTCTACTTTAAACTGCCTGCTACACCTGCATCTGATGTTAGCCTTATTGATTTCTACTGTAACGGATCTATCAACAGGTGGAATATCAGCGTAGGTACAACAACCTATAGGTTGCGAGCTTATGATGTAGATGGTGTATTGATTGCATCATCTGATCAGAACATCTTATTCGGTAGCGGAGCTGAACCTAATAACCGCTGGATCGCTATGCGTATTCAAGCTACTCAGGTTGGTGCTAATACATCTATGGAATGGGCTTGGTATCCTATTGGAGGTTCTACTCCATTTGGTATTACTTATACTATCAATACTCAGTCTACTAAACGTATTACAGGCTTTAAGGTAGGTGGAACAACTGGGCTTGATGGTATGAAACTTGCTCACGTTTTGATTTCAGAATCAAATATTTCCTTTACTGATACTGATTTCATTAACTCATCTAATGCATATGTTAATGAAACTGCTGGTGCAAGAATCTATAGGCTATGTAATGAAGAGGACGTACCTATTGATGTTGAAGGTAACCTTGATGATACCGAGATGATGGGACCTCAGCCTCTTAAGACTTTACTTGACATTGTTTATGAGTGCATCGATCTTGATGGAGGATTACTGTATGAGCCACGAGATCGAGTAGGTATTTCATACCTTCCAAGAACTTCATTGTTGAATCAAACTAGTTTCAACTTACCTTACCTTGGTAGTTTCATGAGTGAGGTACCTGAACCTATTGAAGATGATCAGAATGTAGTTAACGACGTTACAGTAAGTCGTAATCTTGGATCTTCAGCTCGTGTTGTTAAGGAAGATGGTCCACTTTCAGTTCTAAATCCTCCATCAGGAATTGGAAGGTACACATCTACTCTGACATTAAATGCAGCATATGATAGTCAATTAGATGATCTTGCAGGGTGGGCTGTATTCAAGGGAACTTGGGATGAATCACGTTATCCTTTGATCAAGATGAATATGGCGAGAAGGCAGATGATCGCTGACACTTCATTAGCAAGAAACGTTTTAGCAGCTAATGTAGGAACTGCATATGATTTAACTGATCTTCCTTCGTTCGTTCCTCCTGGACCTATCCGTCAGATGATTCAAGGTTACACTGAATACCTTGCTAATTTTGAGTGGAGTATTTCATGGAATACAAGTCCATACGGTCCTTATGTAGCTAATAAACTCATCACTAACCTTGAGATGAAAGCTGATGCAGATGGTGATACTAAGGTTAATACTGCATTTAATTCAACTGCTACATCTATTTCTATCAAGTCAGCAGCAGGGACAGCTTTAATTACTACGGCAGCAGGTAACCTACCGTTGGACGTTATTATAGGTGGAGAGAGAATGACTGTGACAGCAGTTTCAGGAACAACAAGTCCTCAGACATTAACTGTAACAAGAAGCGTTAACAATATAGTTAAGTCTCACTCAGTTGATGAAACTATGTATCTCTTCACACCTATGTACGCAACCTTATAAGGGGAATATGATATGGCAAAATATCCAAGTATTGCTGTAGGTACGAGAGTTACCGCAGACTTACTAAACTCAATGCTTCCTGACTGGATCATCAAGCAAGCTAACACTTCAAGAGCATCTACAACAACTTTTGCTGATGATCCTGATATGACTGTAGCACTTGCAGCAAACTCTATGTATTCAGTAGAGATGCAAATTAACATGATCGCTGATACTACAGCAGACATCAAGACTTTATGGACTGTACCTACAGGGGCTTCAGGATCTAAGTTCGTTCTTGGTCCTGGTACAGGAAACGACGGATCTGACTCATCTACCACTAGGTTTGGTGGATCTGGATTCGGTACAGCTATTGTTTATGGTGCACGTACTGGAGGATTCAGCTTTGCGGTAATGGAGAGAGCTATCGTTACTACTACCAACGCTGGGAACCTTACCCTACAGTGGGCTCAGAACGTTTCTAGCGCTACAGCAAGTCAGGTACTTATCAATAGCTACATCAGAGTTGAGCAGCTAGCATAAAAGCCAGATAGACCCTATCATCTCCCTGAGAGCCGGATGATAGGGTCTATCTTTATGCCTGAATTTAGTTCTTTACTACTCGCTTACATGTTACTGTAGCACTTACAATCTTGGAAGTATTCTCCTGAATCATTCCATCAATCCAAGGCGCAAGATCCTCAAGGTCATAGCCAACTAATTCTACTGTCATAATAGTCTCTGGCTTAGAGAGTCTACTTGCCTTAGCCAGTTCCTTTACTACTAACTCATCAACTAATCCTGATGTATCCACATTAATACTTGCCATTTCATTCTCCCTTTAGTTTGTTGATTTTACGTTCTAACGAACTTGAATAAGCACCTTTACATAGATCACATCTACACTTACCATACTGATAACCTGAAACTGTACCGTGAGTAATCTTCTCAGGGTTGCTCTTGAGGCTTCTTGCCCACCTCATATGACTTTCAGCTTGGTTAGGTCTTATGTAACCTGCGAACTCTCGTGATTGACATGATCTACATAAAGGCTTGAGTCCATCTCTTGCGGACTTGAGTCTGTTGAATTCATGAAGTTCCTTGAAGTTTCTGCAACGGCTGCACTTCTTAACGTTGCTGTCCATCGGTTGCTGTTCCATTGATATTCCATTTCTGAGCTGAAGTTTAGGTTACATGTCTTATCGCAAATATGCTCCATAAGAACAACCTCCTAGTGATTAACCTGTCTTCCTTCTCTATCGGTTATCACTAGGAGGAAATCACGTACTTCAACTTAAAATTTTCCCCAAAGATTTGAGTAAAGGCTATCAGGCTCATAAGGATCTTCATCGAGATCCCTCTCCATAGCATCTAAGGTTAATAAAATTTCAATAGGTTCGCTGGGGGAAGTATCATAAATAGCAGCTCTTAAATCATTCTTAGCCTCAATACCATCAACTAGCTCAACCCAAATCTTCGGGTGTTGCAGCCTGCGACTGTTCTGTAACCACCAATCTGCTTTAGTTAATTCTACTAGAAACAATAAATCTCTGATAACAGGCATACACAGTACAGCTTTATGACGTAGAGCGTATGCCTTCTTAACGTCCTCAACCTTATTGCCTGTGATCTTGGGTAACAATTCCATTTATTTATCCTTACTATCATTCAAAGCTTCAGTTAACGCATCTGTCAACGTTGGGTTAGTAAATTTACCTGCAAGCAGTGCAGAACCATCAGGTAATTCAAATAATAATGTCATAACTTTACCATTATGAATGTCTAATCTTACTGTAAGTTCTAATACTTCAATCATCAGAATACAATGTCCTTCACTCTATTCTCGAAGCGCTGTAGCGCATTCTGTGTCATCTTATTTAATTGCTGTTCAAAGGTCAGAGTCCCTAATAAACTCTCGTCAGTAAAGCTCTCAGGTGCCTCTACGGGGGTTGCTAATACGAACTTCAAGTCTACCATCTTAGCTTTACCCTCATCCAGAAGTCTACGCTGCTGAGCTGTGATTCCTAGTTCGTGCACCTGTCCATCTCTCTTAATAAAAGCAGTACCCTCATCTAATTTCTTCTGTAATCTTGCAGTAATGTTCTGTGGCTTCTTAACTGGCTTAGTTTCTACTCGATTAACAATGACTCTATCAGGGTTGTTCTTCTTCCACTCATCTCTCTTAGCATTAGCCTCTTGCTTTGCAGAATCACAGTAATTCTTGAATGCCTTGCCTGCATCATCTAAGCTATCCATCAATAGGCAGTACTCTTCATAGCATGAAAAACTGAGTACAATAGGGTCTTCCTCGTACGTAGTCTTAAAGAGTCCTAGAGCACGTAGTGAAGAGAGGATAGGGAAGGTATCTAGCTCAGCATTGTTATCAAGGTACTCAAGGTAGATACCTCCAAGTACAGGCATGTTGCCTTGGTTATATTGTGTACCTGAGAAGAACTCCCCAAGACCATAGCTGGCTAACTTTTTTAGCTCAGGGTTCTGAAGATCAATTCTTACACCTGATCCAAATGCCTCCTCTTGAAATGCAATTCTTGCACGTAGAGACATACCTACATTGGGAGTGTCATTGAGTTCAGATACCTTTAAGGCAGTTAGGAGGATCTTAAAGAGCTTCTTCTGTGCAGGCTTTGATTGAGTAACAATCTGCGGAGCTACTAAAAGAAACAATTGATAGTTCTGGAATCTACGATTATCTGAAAATGCTATAATTGTTTCAAGGTCAGAGTAGATTACCTTAATCTTTGCTGCCTTACGCTCACCCAGGGTAGGAAAATTCATGAGTTCAGATGGAACCCAGTATCCTACCTTCTTTAATTCTGAGTGAAGGAAGTTGCTAGCAAGGTTCCTGGCGGCTGAATATTCCTCGCCAGGCTCAGCCATATAGAATGCTGATCTTTTATTCAACCAGAGAGTTTTCATTGCCCTCAATCTAGCTGAACGTGTTGACTTTTCTGCAATGTCTTGTGCTTTTCCTGATGCCATAATACGTGTCCTTAGAACTTGTGAGGATAAGAATGGTCGGTTCTTTCCTGCACTGCGGTAGGTTAACGGTTGTTAGCTTAGGTCTATATAAACCGTTGCCCTCGGAGCTGGTGACTCCGAGGGCACATCCACTACCACATGGACACTAAGTTTATTATGACCTGTTGCTATATTTATCGGTATGTTCCCTGCAAGGATCTTGGCAAATCCCAACATGTGGAACACATAGAAGAACTAATCTGGAAGAGCCACCAACCTATAGTCTTCAATCCAATGTTATATCTCTAGTATACCATCTCATCGGTCAAACCTGAAGAGCTGTGTAGATAGGTTTTATCAAGTATCTACCTTGCCTTGCTCACGCAAATGTTCCCTTCCCAGACTACGTACGAGGAAGACCCTATTGTACTCAGTTTTTGAACTAGCGTAAGCGAAGACAGTAGAAACAATATAGTAAGGTACAAACATTTCTACACCTTACTTACCGATAGATATAATAGCAGGTTATATGAACCTACCACAAAAGGAGCACTGATTATTATGGCATTTGGAAGAGGTAACAGTAATATCAACATTAGTGATATGAACGATGAGTATGCAGTCTTCTCCTGGTGGAAGCCATACATCATGCAGGCATCAGGAACAGCAATCTTATTCTTCGGTGTAGCACTGGTGAGAATTGCTCAGTGGATTGCTTATCACTTTTTCAACCACGCACCAGCAACAGCGCAATTAAGTTGGGGAACAATCATCACAGGGCTTGCAGTGACCTTCTTTATCTACAAGTTCTATCATCGTAGAGGTGAGCAGGGTAATGAAGTGCTTATCAGGTTCCACCCTACTATAACAGCATTGATGATTACTGCCTGGGCTACTATTGCTTGGAATGACAACCCAACAAATTGGATGTTTGGAGAGCTAAGTCTTTACTTATTCTTCTTCGGAGCAATCTTCCTAGGCGTTACTTGGGCAGGACGTAGATGGAGCTTCAAGAACTTCCAGCAGTCAGAGCCAGTACAACAGGTTAATGACTGGGAAGTTTACGGTATGGGAATGACATCTAGTAGTAGAGCAGAATCAGTTCCAGGAGGTAAGAAGTACAAGCTTAAGCTTGACCCTAAAATGAGTTTCCATGATCTTGTAGATAAGTTAGTATTCGTAGCTAAGAAGTTTGGTGTAAAGCCTGAGCAGGTAAGGTTATCAGAGGATGATGATCCTAACTTCGCTTATACTACTATTCTTGATGAGATTCCATTCAAGAGAGCTATTAGCTGGCAAGGTCCACATAATCCAGGTGCTTCAATTGTTGATCCTATCGAATTTGCTACTTATGATACTGGATCTCGACCAGGATTAAGGCTGGTGACTGAATCTGGTGAATTAATGCATTGGCTTACTGTAGGTTTCACTGGTGCAGGTAAGACAGCGGCATGGCAGGCAGTATACGGTACTGTACTTAACCGTACTGAAGTTAGCCTTATCTATATCGATCCTGTAAAGGGTGTTAATTCTGCAATGCCACTAGCATCAGGAATCGAATGGTTCGGAGATGGGTTTGATCAGTCTATTCCTATCATTGATGGTATCGAAAGAGCAATTAAGGCTCGTATGGATTACTTGTCAAACAACGGTAAGAATAAGTGGATGCCTGGTTGTGGATTGAACTTCATTATTCTTCACATTGAAGAGGCTGCTGACTTCATGTCAACTGCTAAAGAAATCAAGCCAGTTAGGGATAAGCTAACTAGGATTCTTCGTACAGCTCGTTCTGCTGGAATTGAAATTGTTTATTCTCTACAGCGTCCTGACCACAAAAACATCCCTACTGATCTACGAAGCAACTTAGTAGGTCGAGCATGTTTCGGTGTTACAGATAAAGGTGAGGCTGAAATTGGGTTATCAGGAATTGCAAAGGCAGCAGGTGCATTACCTCAGCTTCTAAGGAACCCTGGAACATTCTACTTAACAGGACTTGGAATTGATCATAGTATGGCAGGTAACGTACTTCGCTCTGATTATGTAGATGACATGCTACTAGAATTAGCAGTAGATCAGGGAGCACAGTATAGAACTCCGCTGGATGCTACTACAGCAGCAGCATTTGGTTCTGAGTATTATGCATACCGTAAAGATGTAGAGACTGACAACACAGAATGGCAGAAGATTCGTAGGAACAGGATGCCACAAGCACAGCCTCAGGAAGGTACTTTTAAGGCACCTGAGAGCGATTCTGAGAGCCCTACAGTGGAGTTTAATACACAGGCAAGCAAGAGTGATAAAGCATCTAGAACAAAGTCTGACAAGCAGTTTTACATCGATAACCTATGGAACTACATCAACCAGATCGATGGAGAATTTACTAGAAAGGAAGTAGCTAAGGGGTTCACTCTCAAGGCAGCTAGTTGGACATACGCTCAGCTCGCTAAGTGGATTGACGAGGATAAGCTAGGAGAAAATGGCAATAAGCTGTTCATCAAGTAATACATACGGAAAAGGAGCTAATCTTGTTTGATTAGCTCCTTTTTTCATACGCTATATACGGGAGAATCATCCTCTCTGCGTGCACCCCTATAGTGACCTGCGGTTTTACCTAGGAATGCCCCTAGGAATAAGCAAATTCTGCCTAGGAATAAGCAAATTCTGCCTAGGAATCGCCTAGGAATTCCTGAAACTGCCCTAAGAATTTGCCTAGGAATTATATTTTATACGGTGTACAGATGAATTTCATGCACATTCTTACCTGCTAGGAACCGATATACTTATCAACAGGTTAGAGATTAAGCCACTTTAACCACCTACCACAGGAGTTGAGTATATGTCATGGAACTTAAAGAGATTCATGAAGCAATTAGGAAATCAGAATCACAGCCAAGGAAAAGCAACATAGAACGCAATGGATATTATCGAGACCCTACACTATCAGCTAACTTGCGTAAGGTTGGAACTCGACCAGATAGCTTAACAGATAATGTACGCCATCGAGACTCAGATTTTAATCAGGTATGCGGTATCTGTTTCAAGCATTACCTGATCATTGAAGGATCGGCAGATGAGACAAAAGCTACATTCTATATCCGCTCTCAGGCTGAGGATCTAAAACACACTGCATATGCAGTAAAGATCATCCATCACCCAAGAGATTTAGATGGAACCGAAGGTGTGAAAGACCTAAAGGTATGGAAAAACGGTAGAGAATTAATCTACGACATGCAAGATGTACCTTGGGAATATGTATATAACGGATTTGAAAGGCTACAACTAGAGCACGAGAAGTCAAGAGACTGTGCCAAGAGGGTATGGTTCAAGTGAAGGAGCATAAAATGGAAGAACTAAAGGAATTTGCTGAGAAGATTCGTCTAGCTAAGGCAAATACTCACATTCGTAGCACTACATTAAAGGACCTTACAGCTAAGCTCAGGGAAATGTTGAGTGAGGATCTACCGAAGGAGAGTAATTGAAATGGAGCAGATCATCGATCAACTAGGAGGAATTGATAAAGTTAAGGGTTGTCTCAAGCTTATCAGTATAATCCTCTTCATCGCATTACTATTATTCGTAGGTTCTTACTGGATTGGATACACATCATCATGAAACTCTTCAAGCACATCTCATTCTTTTTCCTGATCGTTACAGCACTTCTAACATCAGGACATGCAGCATATATTGTTCTGACAGAATCGTTAAACGTACCAATGTACCTGGCAATCTTTGCAGCTATCGTTATCGACCTGGCAGCAATTTGGCTAGGTACACATGCGGCAGAATTAGCAGAACTAGGTGACAGTGTAACCAAGGTACGTATTGCTACAGTTACAGTCATGGTTACAAGCTTCGCTCTAAACTTCATGTACGGTTACACATCAGGTACATGGGTTACAGGACTAGTTGCTTGTATCTATCCTTTCGTTGCAGCAGTTACATACGAGTTCTGGATCGAGCACAAGATCCGAGCATCGTTACGAGCAAGGGGAAGGATTTTACCAGAATCTCCAGTGTACCTAAAGTCTCGCAAGTACCAGGACAAGAAGAAGGTACAAGAGTTACACCGTAAGGCAGCAGCTATGTCACTAGAGGATGCAGAGTTACAACTTGTAACTACATATGCCCAGCGTAGAGCACACTTCGATACAGTACAGTTACAAGCACCGTTACACGTAACCGCTAGCTTGGGTACACCGTTACAAGAAGAGGTTACAAGGTTACAGCCTACAGTTACACAGTTACAAGATAGAGTTACAGAGGATACAAAAGTTACAAGCAATAGTTACAAAGGTACAGAGGATAGTTACAGTGTAACTCCTGAGGTTACAAGCGTTACAGAAGAAGTTACACCGGTTACAGACCTGGGTACAGATGTGGATAATATCTTCGCAGGAGTTACAGATGTAACCGACCTTGTAACTCTTCCAGACTGGTTGAGTACAGGAATGAATACACCAGCTATCTGTATCGCTTGTGTATCCCACGGTGTAACCGATCTGGATACAGTATTGAAATATGTAAACATTATCAACAACGATGAAGTATCACGTAACACAGTAAAGACAAACATCAGTAGAGCCAAGGCTAAGGTAGCAAACAGCCGATAAGATTCAATGAACAAACAGTGCTCCTTCACTCGTTGTTCATAACAATAAAGCCCCACCTGGTATTCGGTCAACAGGGTTTCGTCACTGTCACCCAACCTCTCCCGATAAACTAGGTGGGGCTTTATTCTATCTAAAGGAGACTACTATGGCTGATCAAATTAAAAGCCACCGCAGGCTAGCATTAATGAGGGAACTTGCTGAAGGTAAACTAAATCAGACAGCCCTTGCTGAAAAGTACGGTGTAACACAAGGTGCTATCTCTCAATTTAAAACAAAGTATGCTGCTCAGATAACTGAGATTCAAGCAGACTTTGAGAATGAATTCGCAGGACTATGGATCGCTAATAAATCTAACAGGATTCTAGAGTACATGAATCAAGTGGAGTTGATCAATGAGCAATTACAGGCTGACCCTCCTCCTCGTAATATGGGTACTCTGCTACGTTATGCTCAGATTGCAATTCGATCTGTGGCTGAAGAGTTAGGTGCATTAACACAAAAGGTTGAATCTACTAATAAAACTACCTATAAGGTAGAGGGAATAGATATTGAGAAGCTGAAATGATCCATACATTCAAGCCAAGAGGCATTTATAAGCAGATTCTTGAGGATCGATCAGAGCAAGTACTTGTAGGTGGTCCTGCTGGTACTGGTAAGTCTCGTACTATTCTAGAGAAGATCCATTTCATGTGCTTACTTAACCCTGGTATGAAAGCTCTCATCATCCGTAAAGTACAGAAATCTCTATCAGCCTCAGCGCTAGCAACCCTAGAGAAGGATGTTATTGCTGAAGCTTTAGCTGATGGTACTGTGCATTGGTATGGTGGATCAGGATCAAAGCCTGCCGCATACATTTACTCTAATGGTGCAACGATTGCTATTGGTGGAATGGATAACCCGGTTAAGGTTATGAGTACTGAGTATGATCTTATCTACGCACAGGAGGCAGTGGAATTAAATGAAGAGGATTGGGAGAGTTTAGCATCTCGTCTTCGTAATGGTGTTGTATCCTTTCAGCAATTGATTGGCGATACAAACCCTGAAGCTCCAACTCACTGGTTGAAGATGCGTTGTGATAGTGGTCTTACTAAACTCTATGAAACTAGGCATACAGATAATCCTCGCTATTATTTTGATGATGGAACACCAACACCTGAAGGTAAAGCATATGTAGAAGGTATCCTATCTAATCTTACAGGATTAAGATATGCAAGACTTTACCAAGGATTGTGGGCAGGAGCAGAGGGTATCATCTACGACACCTTCGATAGTAATGTTCACCTTATCGATTCATTCGATATCCCTACTGATTGGGATAGATACTGGAGTATCGACTTTGGTGTAACCAATCCTACAGTAGTTCAACATTGGGCTGAAGATCCTGATGGTAGGTTATATCTTTACCGTGAATTCTATATGACCGGAAAGACAGCGGATGAACATGCTCGTATCGTTCTAGATTATGTTACTGATGCAGATGGTAAATGGATTGAGCCACAACCTCAAGCTATCACTGCTGATCATGATGGACAGGGTAGACCACTGTTCGAAAGGGTTATAGGTATCTCCACTAAGCCTGCACAGAAGAAGGTATCTGAGGGTATTCAGATGGTCCAGGATCGCCTAGTTAAAGCTGCTGATGGTAAGCCTAGGCTATTTATGTTTAAGAATGCTCTTGTACAAAAAGACCAGAGCTTGGTTAATCGTAAGCAACCTACCTGCACAGCCGATGAAATGGTTAGATATATTTGGGATACGAAGAAGGATCAACCCGTTAAAGAATACGATCACGGTGCAGATGCTATGCGTTATTTAGTAGCACATCGTGAACTAGGTTCTAAGTTCAGAATGGATTTCGCAAATGGCTAGAAGAGTGAAGGAGAAAACAGCAGTACTCAAGGAGGCTTTAAGAGTGCATATGCACCAGTCCAGAGTAACTGCTGTCAATGCAAGACAGGAAGTACCTAAGGGTATACGTCTGAGGTTTAACCGCTTCATGTCCTTGCATCGTACTAAGATCAACATGCTCGGTGGTCTTGCAGCTCTTGTTACTGCCGGATTCTATGGGCACATCATTATAGGATTCGTTGTACTAGGTCTTGCCCTGTTCACAGCGGAATGGTTAAGCGGAGGTAAGAATTAATGAAGAGCTTATTTGGAAGTGTGTATGAACTACAGAACAAGACTCCCATCAAGTACGTATCCGAGGGTGAAGCACAGTCTAGTCTTTATGGCGGAAAACCTGAGTATACAGTTCAGCTTGGAACATATCAATTTAATTCAACGCTGTTTAGTGTGGTTAATTTTCTCAGCTCTACTACAGCACAGGTTGATTGGAAGCTCTACAGAAAGAGTACTACTGGTAATAAAAGCGATAGGCAGGAGGTAACAGTTCACCCTGCTCTCTCTATTCTATACAAGCCTACTAACTTTGATACCAGGCAAGATTTGTTTGAGGCTACCCAGCAGCATGTTGATCTGACAGGTGAAGGTTGGTGGGTTATTGAGCGTATGGGTTCTATGCCCACAGGTTTATGGCTTGCTCGTCCTGATCGTATGACTGTCGTTAAATCACCTACTGAATTCCTACTAGGGTACAAGTACACTCAGCCTGATGGATCACAGCGCTCTCTTGCAAAAGAAGATGTTATTCAATTGCGTATGCCTAACCCATTAGATCCTTATCGTGGGTTATCACCACTATCTGCTCTACTATTAACTATCGATACCGACACTTATGCTGATCTATATCAGAAGAACTTCTTCAAGAACGGTGCTGTACCTGGCGGAATCATGAACATCACTGAGAATATGAGCGATCAGGAATGGCAGAAGAATCTTCAGAGATGGAATATGCAGCACAAGGGTGTAGGTAATGCTAACCGTACTGCATTCGTAGAGAACGGTAAGTACCAGGTAATTGCACCTAATCAGGTTGATATGCAATTCGCTGAGCTTAAGGGTTTTAATAAGGATACTATCCGTGAAGCTTATGGTGTATCCAAGGCTATGCTTGGTGTTGTAGATGATGTTAACCGTGCAAACAATGAGGCACAGGAATCTAATTATGCTAAGTATAAGCTGACTCCAAGGCTAGAGAGATTCAAGTCTGCATTGAACAATGAGTACCTACCTCAGTTTGGTGGATTAGGTTTAGGGCTTGAGTTTGATTATGACGATATTGAAATTGAGGATCAGTCTAAGATTATTGCTGATAGAGATTCCAAGATTGCAGCAGTAGTTGCATTGATTAATGCTGGTGCAGATCCTAAGGCTACTCTTGCAGCATTTAATCTACCTGAAATCCCATTCACTTCAAGGAGTAACAATGAACAAATTTAAGATCGAGAATGTAGGTGACACCTCTCGCATCTACATTACTACAGATATTGGAGGATGGGATGGTATTCAAGCATCTGAATTAGTACCTGAAATCCACAATATCAAGTCTGACAAAATTGATATCCATGTTAATTCAATGGGTGGAGATGTGTTCCAGGCTACAGGTATCTTCAATGCTATCCAAGCTCATCCTGCATATGTTACTGCATACGTAGATGGAGTAGCTGCAAGCGCTGCATCATTCCTTATTCAAGCAGCAGATAAGATTGTTATGGGTCAAGGTACACAGCTTATGATTCATGATGCATCTGGAATGTTCCAGGGTAATAAGGCTGCTGCTGATGAATTTGGAAAGCTACTTGATTCCGTTTCAGATAACATCGCTGAGTTCTATGCCTCTCGCGCAGGTGGAGATAAGAAAGAATGGCGTAAGCGTATGAAAGCTGAGACTTGGTACACAGCAGAGGAAGCTGTATCAGCAGGATTAGCTGATGAAATTGGCGGCAGAGTACTAACTCCAGCTAATAAGACAGAAATGCTATTGGTGCTATCTAATCGTGCCGATGTTAAGTACAAAGGTAGAGATAATGCTCCTGCACCAGAAGTATTATCAGCCGATAAAGAAGATGTAAATAATACTTCAGAGCCAATCCTTGACAAGGATGCTCTTCTAAACATTTTAAGAGATGCCTTCAAGGAGGACAAGTAAATGCCTACATCACCACGTAACCCAGCAGAGCTGGAAACTTTCCTAACTAACATGGGAAGTGCTGAAGCTGTTAATGCAGCTATCGCAGATGGATCTTTCGCTAAAGCTATTAAGGATTATGCTGAGGCTACTAAGGTTAACAACCCAGAGATCGAGCGCCTAATCCAGGAGCAGGTAGCAGCTACTCTAACTGACCTTGCTCGTGAGAACGGTAAGAACGCTTTTAACAACCTAACTGTTCCAACAGGGCAGGCTAAGGATTACTCTCCAATCCACAACAAGCACGCTGTTGGTGCAGCCCTAGATGGTAAGTTTGAGGACTTCGGTGACTTCGCTCGTTCAGTATTCTATGATCGTGTTAACCCACAGTCAGAGTATGCTAAGAAGCTAGAGGTTATCCGTAACTATCAGGAGAAGATTCCAAATGAGGGTGGATTCCTAGTTCCTGAAGAGTTCCGTGCTGGTATTATCAGTCAGACTCTTGAATCAGCAGTAGTTCGTCCTCGTGCAACTGTAGTTCCTATGGCTTCACTAAAGCTTCGTTTCCCAGGAATTGATTCAACTACTAACGTAGGATCACTTTACGGTGGAATTGTAGCTTACTGGACTGAGGAAGGTGCAGAACTTGCAGAGAGCCAGGCATCATTCCAGGCTATCACTCTTGAGGCATGGAAGCTAACTGCTCTAGCTGTAGTAACTAACGAGCTTGTTCGTGATGCTGCTGGTGGGTTCAACCTATACATCAACAACCTATTCCCTGCTGCTCTTGCATACTATGAGGATGAGGCATTCTTACGTGGTACTGGTGTAGGTCAGCCTCTTGGAGTTCTTAACGCTAACAACCAGGCACTAGTAACTGTATCTAAGGAAGCTTCACAGGCAGCAGATACCATCAACTACAGCAACATCGTTAAGATGTACGCTCGTATGACTCCATCAAGCCTAAACAAGGCTGTATGGTTGGTAACTCCTGAAGCTCTTCCACAGCTTCTAACTATGACTCTTCCAGTTAAGAACGTTGCTGGAACTGAAAACGTAGGTGGATCTGCTGTATGGATGCCAGATGCTCATGGTGCACCTCAGCTAACATTACTAGGTCGTCCTGTAATTATTACTGAGAAGGCATCTCTACTAGGTGATGTTGGTGATATTGCATTTGTTGACCTAAGCATGTACCTAATCGGTGACCGTCAGCAGATGGAGCTTGAGTCATCAGCTCACGCTAAGTTCACCCAGGATAAGACAGTTTACCGTGTAATCTCACGTGTAGATGGTCGCCCTTGGGTTAACTCAGCTATTACACCTCGTAACGCTGGACCTACTCTAAGTCCATTCGTACAACTAGAGGCAAGATAACAAAATCTCCTAGAATAGATGAGATTGGACCCTCGCCTATTCTAAGAATCTCGCTAACCGATACGAGAAAATAGGATAGTTGAATTAGAGTCTCCGCTATCCTTGGGTCCTGGCAGTTAAGCTGTAGAGGTTCAATCCTCACCAGGACACTCACTGAACTTTAAGGCAATAAACCCCCTTACTGTTCTTATTCCCTGAGGCATTGAAACCCCGAAGGGAGAAAAGAGGAAATATATAATGGAAGCACTAGGAAACGTACTAGATATCGCAGCAGCATTTGCTCCTGTAGATGGAAGTACCGCAGCTATTACTGGAAAGCGTGTAAGTCTACGTAATGCAGGTCACGTATCTTTCGTAGTTAACAAGGGTATTGGTACAGCAGGCGATGACCCTGTATTCACACTAAAGCAGCACACTGCTTCAACAGGTGGAACTACAGCAAACCTTGCAATTATCGATCACTATTACCTTAAGACTGCTACTACTCCTGGTCTACTAGGTTCTGAAACTTGGACTCGTGTAGCTCAGACTGCATCAGCTACAATTACAGATCCAGGTGGCGCAGGTACTTCAGCAGAATCACAGCAGATTCTAGTTATCGAGGTAGATGCACAGAGCCTATCAGATGGATACACTCATGTATCTCTCGATGTTGCTGACGTTGGAACCAACGCTCAACTTGTATCTGGTCTAGCTATCCGTTCTAGCCTGCATGTTAATCGTGCACCTCAGAACCTATCTAGCTCATTGGCTTAAGATAAATGACTAATTACAAGATTCTAAGTTTCCTACTTAATCAGCCTGACTTTCCGTCAATCTTTATTGAACTGACTACAGGAGACACACTAGAGCCAATCTTTATTGATTGGACTAACTCTACTAAGAATATTGTGTCAGGAATTTTCTTCGAGATTCTTGATCCTAGTCCAGCAGCACCAGAGGGGCAGACTCAAATCGTATTCTGTCCTTGGGCTAACATCGCAAAGATTTCACAGGTTCGTCCAATCGATCCTAATAATTTTGGAGGCTAAATGCCTAAGATTACAGTACATGAGGGTGTAAGTTACGACCCATACGCATATCCTGACCTTCAGCCTACTACTGAAACTAAGATTCTGGAAACAGATATCAAGGAGGTAGCGGATCAGGATGAAGATACTAAGTACGTAAAGCCTGAAGAAGAGGAGGATGAGGACTCATCAGTTGGGAACAGCTCCTTCGAATCAGACAAGAGCAATACAAAGACTACCAAGAGGAACGAGAGCGAATCCTCAAGGAGTGTGTTCTCTGTGGCACCACGCTCCAAGAAAACTCCGTAACCGGTGAAGTAGTATGTCCTTTCGATGGGACAAGATATAACCTATTATAATAAGCTCCAAATACTGAAAAAGGGTACGATGACTATATCAGTTGTCGTACCCTTTTTACTTAGGAAGGCTAAGCTATGGCGAAGTATTGGTACTGTTCACGAGATGATGTGAAACAAGCTCTTACTATTAAAGAAACTGCTAGAATGAATAAGCAGATTGATAAAGCGATCAGTGCTGCATCAGATATGATCGAAGGTATGCTCCACCGTAAGTTCTACCCTGAAATCGCTACTCACTATTTTGCTGGTGATGATTTCATGGTTACCTCATCAGGTACATTGTACCTTTATGGTTATGATATTATCTCAGTAACCTCAATGATCATCAATGGTACTACAGTTAATTCCGATGATTATTTCCTTGACACTGAACCTATGACTGCGCAGGAGTTTCCCGATAGCCTTATTAGTATTGGAAGTGTAGATGAGGTTATCATTACTGGAGTATTTGGTTACTCATCTCACGATGTATTGGAAGCTACTTTAGTTGGAGGTATCGATGCTATTACTACTAGTTTGGATATTAGTGATTCCTCTGGTATCCACGTTGGGCACACTATTCGTATTGAGGATGAAAGACTCCGAGTTCTGGAAAAGCAGCAGCTCGACAGTGGAGAAACCATCACAGCAAACCTAGATGCTAAGGCATCAGCAACCCTAGTAGGGGTCAATGACGCCTCTGATTTCAACGTAGACGAGATTATTTTAATCGATGGTGAGAAGATGCTCATCGTAGACATTGCTGGTAACAATTTAATTGTAGAGCGTAACTATGATGGATCTATTCTTGCAGCTCACACCTCAGGTACAGTAGTTTACTTACCTCGTAGGTTGAAGGTTAAAAGAGCTGTCCTAGGAACTACAGCAGCTACCCACGTAAACGGCTCTAGTATATACCGCTTAAGCCCTCCAGGATTGATTAAGAGCTTGTGTATTGCCGAGGCTATGAATATTATAGGGCAAGAAAAGAGTAGTTACTCTCGTTCTATTGGCTCAGGCGATAACTTGCGCGAACTGCAAGGTAGAGGATTAAATGATATTCGTAAAGCTGCTATGACTAACTTCCGCAAGTATAGGGGAGGTGCAGTTTAATGTCTAAGGTATCAGGACCATTATTTGATGGTAGAGCTGATAGGGCAGTAGATGATTACACGGATGAAGTAGAAACTGCTATCGGTGAAAAAGCTAAGGCTTTATTACAGATTAACCTTAAAGCCACTCTACGAAATCCTA